AGGAGAGATGATTCACTCAACAGTGGCCTCAACGATAACAGTTTTAGAAATAGACGGGAGTTAGAAATGAATTATTTAGTAAAAGCATTAGTGGAGTTAGCACCGGGTGAACAGTTCCACGTTACAAACGAAAAGGTAACTTGGCTTACCGATGGAGTTCATCCCACACAAGAGCAGATCGATGCAAAAATAGCAGAACTATCCACATCAGAACCTCTTAGGAGATTGAGACTTAGAAGAAATAAAATACTAAAAGAATCCGATTGGAGAGTTATAAAAGCCACAGAAACAGGTGTTGCGATGTCAAATGAGTGGAAAACATACCGGCAGGCTCTCAGAGATATAACACAACACTACCAGTCTCTTGACGATGTTGTGTGGCCAACGGAGCCTTCTTAAATAATGCTGTTGCCTTTTCTTCTTATGATCACTATTTATTGTTGATAAACGTTTATTAGGAGATGTATTAATGTCATCAATGTTAGACCAAGCAATCGTCGACGCACAGGCTCTTCGAGAAGCTGCCCTTAAGAATGCGGAGCATTCCGTAATTGAAAAGTACGCGCCAGAAATAAAGGCCGCTGTTGAATCCTTGTTAGAAGGTAAAGAAGTAATCCAAGAGGCTCCTGAAGCTGTTGCTGACGGTGGCCAGTACGATATACCGTACGCCTCTGATCCCATGACGCAGCCAGACCAAGAAGTGTCCGCTGAGATTGAATTTGAATTCGATATCAATGATTTTACTTTGGATCTTGGCAATCTAAAAGATCAAGCAGAAGCAGATCCTGAATCTGGTGGTGATCAGCCAGAAACCACTCAACAAGTGGCTCAAGATGTCGGAGGTGCTCCGCCAGCCGAGCCAGCCGCAGAGCCTGCCGGTGGTGATCCTTTAGCAGATTTGCTATCAGAAAACAATGAAGAACAGATGCTTGAAGAACTTTTGTCTATGTTGGAGGAATCCGAAGAGGAAGAGAATCTTGAAGAAGCATTGGTTGTTGATACCTCCGAAGACAAGCATGGTCACTTTGTTACCGATGACGGAACAATAGCATATGATAAAGAGCTTGAATTGGCAAGACAACAATCCACAGAATACAAAGAAAGAGCAGATGAACTTTCCGGTGAAATGGAAAATTTAAAAAACTCTATTGTTAATTATAAGAAGTTACAAGACCGCCTTCATGGTGCCATATCAGATATGAAAGGAAACCTAGAAGAAGCTCTTGTACAAAACGCACGTTTACTATACTCAAACAAAGTTTTACGCGATGCCTCCTTGAATGAGCGACAAAAGTCAAAAATTGTCGAAGCCATCGCTAAGGCAGAAAGTTTAAAAGAAGCTAGATCTCTATACGAGACTCTTAAAGAAGCTACAGTGGGGACCTCTCAGAAAGGTCCACAATCACTGAGTGAGTCCGTCAACAGAAGGTCTAACCTCTCACACGTTCTGCCACGCCGCAAGCAAGAAACTTTGACCGAAAACCATTCTTTCTCAGATAGAATGAAAAAGCTTGCTGGCATAGACTAAAATATACATTTAAGGAGAAAATACTATGTCTATTATTGAAAAATTGACAGAAGGCATCGTTAACCGTGATATGAAAGCGGAGGGCGCTGCTCTTCTTGAAAAGTGGTCTCAAACAGGACTACTTGAGGGATTGACCACTCAAAGACAACAGTCTTCAATGGCTCGTCTCTTGGAAAACCAAGCTAAAGAACTTCTTCGTGAGGCTTCCTCTTTGGGAGCTGGTGACGTTGAAGGTTTCGCTGCTGTTGCTTTTCCAATCGTTCGTCGTGTATTCGCCGGACTTATCGCAAATGAACTTGTAAGCGTTCAGCCCATGAGCTTGCCTTCTGGACTGATCTTCTTCCTTGACTTCACTTATGGTGACGAAGAGGGCGGATCAAGTGTTTCAGGTAGTCGCTTTGGAAACACACAAGGTGGAACTCAATCCATCTATGGTACTGACAAGCTTGGTGCTGGTGTTATCGATGGTGTCTCGCTGATTGGCTCTAGCAAAGAAGACCTTGGAGGACCTGGGCGTTCTGGTATGGTCGGATATGCATATGGCTCACCATCTGGAAGTAACAACGCTGAAGTTACTGGAGATGCAAACGGATATCAAGTTAAAGCTGCTTTCACCCTTGACGGCGCAGTTAGCGAAGCTAACCAAAAGCTTATTAAATTTGACCCAGATCTTCTAGCAATTACTGACTCTTCACAGGGTGTTATAGTAGTTGATATTGAAGAGGCAGACCACGTTGCTGCTGAGGGTGATCCTGATTTTGATAACCTTTCTGCGTTCATCTTTGATGCAACCGAAGCGCAAGCTCGAATTGTTGCTGCTGGAGCGGCAATCACACAAATTCGTCGTTTGACCTCTTTGGCTTCTGCTGCTGATGCTGCAACCACTTTGAAAGCTGTTCGTTACGTTTTTACAGGTGGAACTGTTACTGCTGGAAACACATCAGACTCTGGTGATATTGCTATGAACAAACTTACATACCCAGTTAAAGATCAAATTGACAACTCTTCGACTGTTGGTGCGGTTGTTGGTGATCTTTTCGAATTGGAAAAGAATGCAAACATTCCAGAAATCGACATCAAGGTTGATTCAACAGCGATCACAGCTCAGACCAAAAAGCTTAAAGCTAAGTGGACTCCTGAGTTGGGACAAGACCTTAACGCATACCACAACTTGGATGCTGAGGTTGAGTTGACTTCAATCCTTTCAGAGCAAATTGCTCTTGAGATTGACCGTGAGATTCTTGCTGACCTTGTAAACGGCGCAACTGCTGCAACTTATTACTGGTCTCGTTCTCCTGGACTCTTTGTTAACAGAGAAACTGGTCAAGAACTTGGTGCATCTTCGGCTGCTCCTGACTTCACTGGAACTGTTTCCGAATGGTATGAGACTCTCATTGAAACCATCAATGATGTTTCTGCTCAGATCCACAGAAAGACACTTCGTGGTGGAGCTAACTTTGTAGTTTGTTCTCCTGAAGTTGCTAACATTCTTGAATTCACCAGTGGGTTCCGTGCAAACGTAACTGCTGATGCTGATAAGGGTGACATTGGAGCTGTTAAGGTCGGTGCTCTTAGCCGTAAGTTCGACGTTATCGTTGATCCTTACTTCCCAAGAGCTGCTATCCTTGTTGGACGTCGAGGAAACTCTTTCCTTGAGTCTGGTTATGTTTATGCACCTTATGTGCCACTACAGACCACTCCAACAATCTTCGGAACAGAGGATTTTGTACCTCGTAAGGGCGTCATGACTCGCTATGCGAAGAAGATGGTTCGTCCTGACATGTACGGTATCGTTCTTGTCCGAGGACTTCTTGGAGAAGAAGGTTCTAACTAATCTCTGATTAGCTAATAGCCAATAACGAAATGCCCCTTGTCTTCGGACTTGGGGCTTTTTCTTTTCTAGAAACTATTTATTACGACTTGAATTCTGGTCTCCTTTGAGCGAGGCCCCTGCTCACTGTCTCTACCGGAATGGGGCTGGTAGAAACGAACCAGAGGACGAGTCCATAATAACATAAGGAGAAATATTATGGGAAGTAGAAGATTAGGTCGTAAAAGACTGTTTAGTTTAGAGAAAAAAGGTCAAAAGATTGCTTTAGGATCTGGACCTGGAATTGCTGATGCTATTTTGTATGCAACTCAGCATCGACAAGGACATGAAATAATCACTGAGATTGCAGTTGATTTGGGTGTTGGAGGTATTATTAGTTCCGGAACCGGTGCCAACGGTGATAGATCACCAGTTGGAAAAGATGATCAGTTAGCTAATGTTGCGGAGTTAACAGAAGCTAATTTTGGAATTATTACTGAAGTCCGCGCAATTATGACAGAAGCGCCTACTGGTGGACCTGCTGACATTGATTTGGAATTTGGTAATGACACAGCTGGAAAGTCCGCGTCCGGTGGAGCAGGAACTCAAGCTGGTGGAGCAACATCAATTCTGACCGCTCTTTCAGCAAAAGGGGAAGACACATCAGCACCCATTGATGACAACTCATTATCCGGTAAACATTTGTACATCTGTCAAGGTGCAGCTGATACCTCTGCTGAATTTACCGCCGGTAAATTGTTAATTTACATTCATGGGTTTGTTGATCCTGTTGCTGGAACCTTTTAATAAAAACAATGTCTAGTAAAATTTCACAAGGAGTAAACAATGTCCGGACGTAGAAGAATGAAAATAAAACAAGAAGCCAAAGCCCAGGCCCAAAAGGTCAAAGCTAAAGCTGCCGAGGCTAAAAAGAAAGCCGAAGCTGCTGCAAAGAAAAAGGCAGCTGCAAAGAAAAAAGCGGAAGCTTCAAAAGAATAAAAAAACTATATACTTAGGTATTTAGTCCTCCGTTGTGCCCCTTGCATTTATTGCTTGGGGCTTTTCTTTTGAGGAAAACTATTTATTGAGACCGGAGGTTTAATGAATGTCATTACCCACTTTAACACCAGTATCAACTCAATCAGCCATCACATTACCAAAAACTGTTTCTTTTAATGGAGCAACAGCAGCCTTATCAGAAATCACTGATGCTTGCCCAATCGGCGCTTATTCTGGATCTGCTTCTTTTGTTACCGGAGCAGTCGCTCAGGTTGCATTTACATTTAAACGTTTGGGTGGAGATGTATTAGATATTGAGCTTACGAGTGGTTCAGTTTTTGCTGCTTATGAAGAAGCTTGTTTAGAATATTCATACATCATTAATATTCACCAAACCAAAAATGTTCTCGGTTCGGCGTTAGGTTCTGAAACCGGCTCTTTTAATCATCGAGGCGAAGTTACTGATGGGCCTCAAGATTACGCTTTAAAATATCCTAAGTTCTCATTTGAGACATCTTATCGCATTGCTGATACATTTGCTACTGAAGCTGGTATCGGAGGCACAACACCCATTTACAGCGCGTCATTTGACCGTGTTGCAGGAGTTCAAGATTATGACCTGCAAAACATAGTGTCTTCCTCGGCTTTTGATGCCGATAACGCAGCTTTTCCTTATTATAACAAGCTAGAAAACAATAAGAGAATCAAGATCAGACAAGTATATTACGTGACTCCAAGACAAATGTGGAGGTTCTATGGATACTATGGTGGCCTTAATGTCGTAGGAGACTTTCACAACTACGGACAATACGCAGACGATTCAACGTTTCAAGTTATACCAGCTTGGCAAAACAAGCTTCAAGCTATGTCGTATGAAGATCACCTATATACTAGGACTTCTCACTTCTCGTATGAGATTGTTGATAATAAACTTAGATTATACCCTGAGCCTTCCAGCGTATCACCAGAAAAATTCTGGTTTAGGTTCACGATTGAAGACAAAGACATCTGGTCTGATGAAAAGGATGTTGGTATAGACGGTGTTAATAATATGAACACAATTCCGTTTGAAAACCTCCCATATGAAAGTATAAATTCAATGGGTAAGCAGTGGATTAGAAGGTTCGCCCTTGCTTTGTCAAAGGAGACTCTTGGTCAAGTTAGAGGCAAGTTCGGAGGAAACGTACCGATACCCGGAGACCAAATATCTTTAAACGCAAGTGACCTTCTAAATCAAGCCAAAGAAGAACAAGCAGCTCTAAGAGAAGAGTTGACTAAGAATCTGGAAGAAATGACTTATTCTAAACTCCTTGCAACGGATGTTGAAATGTCGGAAAACTCAGAAAAGGTGATTGGTAAAACACCACTTAAAATATTTGTAGGATAAGTAAATGTCAGATGACAAATGGTCAAAATTAGATTCTCCGCCGCCGCCGATGTTCTTGGGCGAGAAAGAAAAGAATTTGGTAAAACAAGTCAACGACGAAATCATTGAGAGGGTCGTGGGGCAACAGGTATTGTATTTCCCAATAGATATTGATCATACAAATTTTCATCCAATATATGGAGAAGCAGTTGAAAAGACTTTCTTGCCACCAGTGAGAGTTTTTGCAAGAATTGAATATCAAGGTGTCGAGACTAGCTTTTTAGAAAACATGGCGCTTGATAAAAAAACAGGACTAAAAGTTATGTTTCATAAACGACGTCTGACAGAAGATCAAAATCTCTTTGTTCGTGAAGGAGATTATATAAAGTATGGAAAGATATTTTACGAGATAGTTAAGCTAAACGAGCCGAAACATTTGTTCGGCCAAGCAGACGTTCAGTTTGAAGTTTTAGCTGAATGCATAAGAGCACGTGATGGAGTATTCAATGCCGAGTAGTGAAGAGTATATAAAGTTTAAAGCATCTAGTATTGAGACGATTGATACTGGTTTTTACAATTGGCTTAACGGTTCTCTGGATCTGCATACCAAAACAAACAAGGGTATCTATAAAGTACCTGTGTTGTGGCTTGGGTCCGAGCGCGTATGGCAGGTGAAGAAAGATGTTAGAATAAGAGACAAGGTTGGAAAGTTGATATTGCCATTGGCAACTATCAATCGGTCCTCAATGCAAAAAGATCCAAACTTCAAAGGAGCCTATCAAGCCAATGATTTCGAGCAAAATGATTACAAGGGAGGAACCGAGGCTGTTGCGTCTAGAATTCAGCAAGATAAAACTCAAAACTTCCAATCAGTAATTGCACAGCAGAAGACATACAACAAGCAACAGAATTTTAAACTTGATGAAAACAATCAGGTTATATATGAAACCTTCAAGGCACCAATACCTGTATATGTGACAATAGTATACTCAGTAACACTAAGAACAGAGTATCAACAGCAGATGAATGATTTGCTTCAACCATTTATCACAACAACAGGGCAAATTAATTCTTTTATTTTTAAAGAAGACGGCCATAAGTATGAAGCGTTTATTCAACAAGATTTTTCAATGAATAACAACACAACAAATCCAGCAGAAGAAGAACGAATGTTTGAAACAAAAATTGACATCAAGGTGCTTGGGTACTTGTGTGGAGAGGGTTATTCTAGAAAAAGACCCACCCTTGCCAGAAGAGAGAACCAAGTGAAAGTTAGAATTACCAGCGAAAGAAGAATTGTTGGAGATAAGGTGCCTTGGAAAAAGAAGGACAAGGATTATAGAGAATAGAGCGATTGCCTATTTACACTACTATTTATAAGAGATAAAGTATTAATAAGGAGAGTTTTTAATGCCTACAAGATTTGATTTTGTTTCTCCCGGAGTTCTATTGAACGAGGTCGATGAATCACAACTACCAGCAGTCGTTAGTGACGACTTAGGACCAATTATCATTGGTCGTTCGCTCAGCGGACCCGCAATGAAGCCAATTAAAGTGAAGACACTTGACGACTTCAACGAAATATTTGGAAAAGGAATTTCCGGTAAAGGTGCTCGTGATAACGACATCTGGAGAAACGGTAACCTCCTAGGTCCAACCTATGGTGTATACGCTGCTCAAGCACACCTTGCCTCACAGACAACACCTGTTACCTTTGTGCGTCTTCTTGGAGAGGCTAACTCTGCTGCTGATGCAAACTCAGAACTTGCTGGGTGGTCTGTTGACAACGCTGCTAACCCGAACAAGCTTCCGCTTAGTAATGCGTCAGCTTACGGCCTATTTGTATTTCCGGCGACAGGATCTTCCGCGACGAACTCAACCGGTTCTCTCGCTGCTATCTTTTATGTAACCGGAGCTGCTCTGGCTCTGTCTGGTACAACTGTGGCGGCACCGGGAGCTACTGCCGGTACAGCTTCGGCTGGTACTTTGATAAACTCTTTAGAGGGTGGAGTTGCGAGATTCAAAATGTCCTTGTTTACTAGCAACAATATTGCTTCAAGCGACACACTTGACACACCTACTGAAGAATTTACATTCAACTTTACACCAGGCTCATCAGAGTACATCAGGGACGTGTTCAGCACCAATCCTCAGCTACTGCAAGCTAACAAGAACTTTGGACTCACTAACAAGAATTACTTCCTAGGTGAGTCTTACGAAGAAGCAGTTAGATCTGTTGCTGGAACGGCCACAACTGCCGGTTCCCAGTATGCGATGTTGGTTGCTCTTGATAGTGGTTCACTAAATTACGCAGATCACTTTAAAGACATGAAGCCAGCAAAGACCGGATGGTTCTTAAACAGAAAACCAGCTCAAGAGAAATTGTTCCGATGTGCAGCGTTGCATGACGGAGAGTGGCTACAGAACAACTATGATGTTGTTATTAAAGATCTCAGCCTTGGTAACGTTGTCGAGCCAAACTCAACATTTACACTTGAGATAGTTGAAAGCAATGGAACGGTTGTAGAACAATACTCTAACCTTAACTTAGACCCAAGCTCTGAAAATTATATTGCTAAAGTGATTGGTGATCAATACCTAGAGTGGGACGCTACAAACCTTAAGTACAATGTTCGAGGTGAATATGCAAACACCTCTGATTACATCTATATTGAAGTAACTGATGCTGTTAAGAATCAGCAACTCCAAGATAGACACGCATTACCCGTTGGTTTTGTCGGCCCTCTTAAGCCTAAGAATGTTAAAGTAATTGATGGTCGATCCGGTGTATTGGCTGAACATGAGCAAGTTGCCGGACAAGCTGCCACGCTAGAGCTTAGAATAAATGGTACCATGGCAAACGGCGAAGTCCTAGGGATCACAGGCTCAAACGGCAGCCTGCTTCTAGCTGTCAGTGGAGCTGATGGTACCACTACTGCTACTTCATTTACAACCGGAGTAGCTAATATGAAAACAGGCGCTGGTGGTTTTGCCGGTGCAAACACTTCAGGTTCTTTTGCGGATGCTTTGGCAACACTTTTAAACAGTGTAAGCGGTTACAACGCAGAAGTAAATTTGACTAAAAACGCACCAGAGGTTACTGTTATAATGAGATCTGACATCGCCAGAGCAACTACTGATAACTTTGGAGCAATTTCAGCTGGGGACATTACCTTTGGACTTGCTGCTTCCGGAAGTACAAGGACTTCTGGTGCTGATGAAAGTCTTTTTGCTCACCCATTTGTTGTAGCAAATGCATCTGTTCCGTGCTTTGGAGGAGATGCCAACAACTTTGCTTCTTGTCCTCCTTTGTTCACCGGTTCGTTGAACTTCCCAAGCTTGAGACTTACAGACGAAAACTCAAACTCAACCGGAAAGAACTACCCTCCAACTCAAATCTTTGGTGTAAGACACCACAGAGGACAATCGATAAGAAGAGATGATAGTTATAACGATCTCGTTAGAGTCCTTCCTTCAAATGCTTCTGTTACATTGACACATCATTTGGCTGAAGGTGCCTCACTACCAGATGCTCTAGAATACCAGTTCATTTTCACAATGGACGATATCATGTCTGGAAGTAATACTACAAACGAATTCTTCGTTTCATCGGGTTCATACGATAATGCAGCCTCAGCACAGAGATCAATATCAGCTGAGCTTGGCCTTAATACATTATTCCAGAAGAAAGTTCGCCAGTATCGTGCGCCATTCTTTGGAGGACATAACGGACTCGACTTGACAGAGGTTGAACCATTCTCAAACAAGAACTTAACCGACAAGAACCGTTTAGGCTCCTACGAATACAACTCTATCTTCAAGGCTCTTGAAACTATTGAAGATGCAGAAAGTACTAAGTACAGTGTGTTAGCTATTCCCGGTATAACAAACACAGATGTAACTGATGAGATTATATCTTTGGCTAGCAAACGACAGGACTTCTTGGGTATTATCGATCTTCCAAACGGACATCAGCCAGGCTACGAAAACAATGGTGTTGTCAATGCAGGTAGTTTAAATACAACTATCACCAATCTTGAAGGACGACTTATCAACAACTCTTATGTTGCAGCTTACTATCCTTGGGTTAGACTCAGAGACCGCGTAGGTGGACAGAATGACGTATTGTACGC